TATTGTTACCGATTTATATGGAAATGTAAACCTAAATTATAAAATCCTGTTGTGCCTAAATTATAAAGTCAAGCTATAACTTTACTATTTTACTTTACTCAATGGAATGAGTAATTTTACTTAATTCATAATGTGCATTTAATGACGCATTTTGCAACCATTAGTGTCAAATAAGGTACTTTATGGTGGATATTAGGCAAAAAAAGGGCGGCATTGTAGAAACAAACCGCCGAACCATTAGTATAGTCTATGAATCACAAAACTACATAAAAAAACCCAGCTTTTTACACTGGGTTAAACCAAACTATGAATCAAACCAAACAACCTAAATTGAACCATCCTGTAACGGCTCATCATTCGTGTCATCAACTCTACGATAGCCTTCCTTCCACAGGACTTTGGTCAAAGTTATTGATTTTTTAATGATAGCTAATTCACTATCGTTTGGGTTAAGTAAATGAAGCAATTCATGGACACAAATTTCAAGATGTTTCTTGCCCTTCAATCTTGGGTCTAGGTATATATTGCCATCACTTTCAGCAATGCCGTGTGCTTGTTCCCTTCCGAGTTTCTTGTATATGATTTTTATTCTCACGATTTAAGTATTGCTTCATCAGGTCTATCAACTTCCGTTACCTTAATCCTTTGCCCACCTCGTATTTTGGCTAACATCTTTGTTACCGAATCTACTTCGGTTAACATTTCCTGATACTTTTTAACCAACCAGCTTTCTTGCTCGTTTAAGGACATTTTATTCCATTTAGGGGGCATACGCATATTATTTATTTTTACAATTTTCAAAATGCCATCTTTTTAAAGCAGGTAATCCTCCTGATAAATTGCAATAAGGACATACCACAACCTTTTGTTTATTTCCTTTATTAGCCATTCCAATTTTATTTCTATGCTCTTGACTTAATGGAATGCCACTTGTATAAGTATTACCCATCATTCTTTTTCTTAATTTATCCTTAAAACTATCATCTCTTTTAATTCCCTTTAGTCTTAATGAAATTTTATCTCCAACTTCTTTTGGTCTTTTTTTACCAATATTAAACAAAGCAATTTTATCTTTATTTTCTTTTGTTCTTATATATCCATTTGTGCCTTCGCCACCTAAAGATAAATTACATAAACTGCCTCCATCTATTTTTCTTTTATATAATTTAATAAATTCAATTTCTTTGACTTTTGCTTCAGGTAAACTAATATTGTTTAATAATATTTCTACCTCATAATCGCAATTGTTTATTATATTTTTCCAATATTTATTTCTATTATTTTTAGAAAATGCCCTTTTATATGTTTCATCACTGCCAATTCCAATATAAAATGGTTCATTTTTATCAAGCCTGATATGTCTATAAACGTAAGCCATTAAAATACTTTGTTTTTTATTATTCTATGATTACGTACACGATATTCTCCGCTAGTTTCCTTTTCAAGAACTGCGAAACCTTGATTATAAGAATCCACGTGTTTGCAGTATTCAACATTTGGGTGCATTAAATGACCCGTCGTATATGTTGTAAATATTTCCCCATCAAATTGATTCTTGGTTGTAAATTCACTTGTACGATGGCAATGCGAAGCAATGGCGGATTGTTTAACCCTATCAAATAATGTTTTAGCTGGACTTACCCCTGAACCTCTTTTGAATGTAGTATCTCCGTGTATTATTGGTAAATGTCCGAACTTGATATGGTCTATGTCTTTAATCGGTTTAATATTAAAGGCATTTAATCTAAAAATATCTTCTATTTCAAATAAATCTATTCCTAATAATTCAGGTGCTTTTGTCCGCATATACCTTTGATATCTTGCTTCGTGGTTTGCATCAAGGTTATAATAAATAGTAATGTCAGGAAATACTTTTCTAATGTAACCCAGCATCTCAAGGACTGCCTCGTATTCTTCATCAAACTTTCTCATTCTTGGGTCTTTTTGGAAATCACTCAATTGATAAAAATCGCACACGTCGCCATTCATAAATAAACTATCAATACCCTCTTTTGTTAAGTACTCAAAACAAATATCTATTGCGTTAGGGTCGTGAAATGGTACTTGCAAATCACTAATAAATCCCATTTTCTTTATTCCTGTTGGTAGTGAAAATACTACCTTTTCTTCTACCCAAGATGGCGGTTGTACAAAGTTTACACTCGTTCTTTTGTATTCATCGTGAAAGTCTTTATTGCTGGATTTTGCATTTCCTAGCTTACCTCTGTAATATCTTATTAAGGTTCGGATTTGTTCTTTATCGTCAAAATGGTTTGAGTTTTCTTTGTATATTAAACTTGCAAGGGTATGCGATGGCATCCACGAAGGATACTTCCCCAAGTAGTCATTTATAATTTGACCACTCATTGTTCGGTTGCTTCCACCCATATATTTAGTTTATTTATGCCATTGAATCACGCACCAAATCAGCTTCACTTTCCCTTCTTAAAACCAACCCATCAAGTCCTTTATTTTCCCAAAGTCGTTTACTTTTTTCAATCTGCTCTGCAATTCCTTCATAATCTTGTTTAGCAATCAAATCAACTATTGCCCTCATTTCTGCCCTTGAATCCCCTTCTAGTTTATTTCCCCTATTATAAACTACTGAAACCAATGCACCTTTTGTGTCCTCGTTTAATAAATCCATATTAGGATAAATCTTCTTGGTCATTGCGTAGTATCTAGGTAATGAACTCTTAACGAAAACTTCGTATGCCGTATTGTATGGAATCCTAACATTTAGAATTTCGCCTTTAAGCATTGCCTTTGCCTGTGTTCCTTTTATGCCTATTGTTGGTCGTAATGCGTTAATAAAGTTTAAGTTTATAGCACCTGACCAATCTGCCATAAATTGTTTGTCGGTGTTATAACCTAAATCATATCCAAATCCGATAGTAACTCCGCTTTCGCCACCTGCCCAAATTGGTCTATTGTAGCGTTTTTCATACACATTTCTGCCACCGATTTCGTGCTGGATTATCAGTTCTATGGATTTTTTACTTATCATTTTGTGAATTTGTCTATTGTTGCAAAACCCATACAAGCACAAACCAAATAAAACACTAACTCCCCTAGTTTATAATCCTTTGTCCATACATAAGTTCCAAACAGGATGAATGCACCAATTGTGGCAATTATCCTCTTATGGCTGATGCTTCCCCTTTCATCCCCCAAAGTGTTTAATATAAATTCTTTTATGCTCATAATTTCTTATAAATTCCTATTGAATATTGATTAGTTGTAGCACCTATTGTAAATAAGCCATTTTTAGGCATTTTGAACGCTAAACCGAAGCCAAACCCCACTTTCTTGTCAAACTCCCTATAATCACCTAAAACACCCCAATAAACCGCAAATTTAGGTGGCATTATCTTCGTTGTTTCTATTCTTATCTCTTTTTGTACGAAATGACCTCCATATCCCCTTCCAAGTATCTTGTTTTGGCTAATGGTGTCGCTTACATAAACATATTGAGCAGAATCCAGCTTTAAGGTGTCGTAATACGCATAAATGCGGTTATAATCGGACATTATGCGTATAGTATCGTGAACCTCATCTATTTTAACGATAGTATCTAAAACGACAAAAGGGATGCTATCCCCTTTACGATATTTCGTTATTTTTTCAACCTTAACGATAGTGTCGTGCTTCGTTATTATTTCAGGTTTTACTTCTTTCTTTGGCTCAAGAACCAGCACTAAAACCGCTATTATTAATATGGCAGTTATTATGTCCTTCATCGGTCTTGTTTGTTTTGTAATGCAATTGCAAGTTTATTTATTTGGTCAGAAATGTTATCTAGTTTTTTGCTTAAGTTGTCATCTTGTTTTTCCACCATACTAACACGAATTTCTAATTCCTTTAGCTTTAGTGAAATCTTAACATAGATTCCGATTAACCCAATAATGATAACTATTGCCTGACCAATTATAAATAAAGTTGTGTTCATTACAATTCTTCTTCTTCTTCTTTAATAAATTCAATACCTGTTGTCCAATCTTCAAGGAAAGTAAAATGCTCTAACCCTTGTGGGTTAACCACAGGAATCGGTGTAAAGTCAAACTCCTTGTTGCCTAATTCAGTTACTTGAGCAGTTAGTTTCTTGATGTTCTCTTTAGTAAACTTGTAACCACCTTTTTCATCCAATAATAAAATGTCTTTATCATCGGTTGATGCGTTATCAAGGCGGAGTTCTTCAACTTGGGCTTGATAGCTTTCGTGGTGGGATTTGACTTTTTCATACAAACGGAATAATTTTTTTTGAATCTTTGTTTCAGAATTTCCAATAACCGCATTAATTGATGCGACTAGGGTGTTGAGTTGTTGATATTTCATTTGATTGATTTTTTACAAATATAGTTAATTGTTATAGGTTTGGTTGTAGTAATATTCTCCTAATTCAATTTCTTTTTCATTTCCAAGACCATAATTCATAGCTTTTATTATCTGCTCTTTTTCTTTTTCAAGCCATATTTGTTTATGGTTTTCAATTAAATCAAGCCTCGTTTCTCCTTTTTCAATTAACTCAATTAACTCTTGCATTGCAGTTTTCATAATATTGGTTTTGCCAAAATTAGTACTATTCGGTTACTTCAGCAACTTCAGGAACTATTGGTTCAGGCACAGGTGGAACATAATCCCCAATGATTGTAAGGTTAAGTTGGTCAGTAGATGCTGCCCAAAGCCACGCATACTCATCATCATTACCCCAACCTAAATAAGCCTCACCACTCATTGTTAAGTTACCTTGTGCTACATTAGCTAAATCACTATCTAATAATGAATAGTAAAACGATGCAGATGAACCTAGCACCCCACCGATTACATACATATTAAAGATTGTTGCCGTTACTGATTTTCCGTTTATCCAACTTTGGATAGGGGAGATTGTTTTCATTTTATTTTATTTTTAAATTGTTGTTGATGCTAAAATTGAATAAGTTGTTCCGCCTACTTCTACATACAATACTCTATCGTGAGTAACAGTTGCATTGTCTATATTCCCTAATTTCCAAGTTGCTGCTGAAGCACCCGATGGAGCAGCAGTTTGTAGTGATGTTGTTGTTAATAAACCTGCTGTATCCATTACGGCAACAGTACCTGTAAGTGCAGGAAATGTATAGTCGTACCCTGTTGTAGATGGGAAAATAATATCGTGTATTGCAGAAGGCAGTCCTATTGATAATCCATTAACACAAGCGCCTAATCCTGTATATCCCGAACCTTGCGATATACTTCCTTGTTTAATAAAAGAACCATATTCAAAATATGTACCAGCATTAAATGTTTTATTGCCTGTAATTGTTTGTGTACCTGCTAATAAAACTGCAGTTGAATTTGTAGCATAAGTATTTGAATCAACGCTACCATCTGCTTTTAAAAACTGACTTGATGTACCTCCGCTTTTGACTAAAGTAGTTGCGTTTAATGTACCTACGATTGTAGCAGCGTTACCGCTACCACTTGTTTTGTTTATATACAAGCCTTCGCCATTACCGCCTTTAGTTATGTTTAAAGCTATGCCGCTACCGCTTGAGTGATTAATATCAAAAGTATTACTACCCCCACTTGATGCAAAGCTACCAACTCCCGCAGTAAAACTATTTGTGCCTAGGGTTACATTTCCCGTTGCACCGGTATAAGGCACATAAGTAGACGCAGCCGTAGCCGTGCTTAACTTGTTGTTAAAAGTATTCCAATCGGTGCTAGTTAAAGCACCCGTTGCGCTTGCACTTGCAGCCGCTAAGCTTAAAGCTTGCGTACTTAAGCTTAAACCATTTGCCGTGCCTATTGTAACCGCCGCATGCCTTGCCGCCGTGTTAGCAGCTACATCCGTGTTAGCGCTTACGCGTCCTTCGGTATAATAAAGGTTAGTTCCTTCCGTTACTTGCGTTGTTGTATAATCGCCACTCGCAGCAACTACCGCGCCGGTGCGTCCAAATACCGAACTTACGCCGGTAACTAGTCCGCTTACATTTCCGTTAAGCTTTTGTATTGCTTGCAAGATCGTATCTGTTGCAGCTACCACACCCGAACCGCTTGTGTAACCGGTTAAAGTTGATCCTATCGCCCTAGCGTTTGTAAAATATAAACTACCGCT